TCATTTAGAATTATGGAATAACGATAAAACACAATGTGTACAAAAAATTGCACCTATATTTAATAGATGTGTTATTTTTAATACTACTGGTAAACCCTGGCATGGTCATCCCCATCCATTGAACACACCAGACGAGGTAACACGTAAAAGTTTAGCATTGTATTATTATAATGTTGATAACACAGTTACAAATTCACACAATACAATTTTTTAAAAGGTAAATAATGCCACGCATCAGTAGTGAAAAGGCAGCGAATGCTGTAGGAAATAGATATGACTTGATTTTAATTGCAAGCCAACGAGTACGTGAGTTAAAAAGTGGGCATCGTCCTAAACTAGAAACTAATCACGGTGTTACGTTAACTGCACTTAAAGAAATTGAAGAAGGTTTGGTAGGTCGTGAATATCTTAAACGTATTAAAGATGAGAAGCCTAAGAGTAAAAAGTTTTATTAATACATTTGGGGGATTAGCTCAGTTGGGAGAGCGGTTGCTTTGCAAGCAATAGGTCGCAGGTTCGATCCCTGTATCCTCCACCAATCAGTTTGCCCAAAATATATTGACGGTAAACACAAAATCATATACAATACACGTATTGAATGATTAAATTTTAGGATCGGTACAGCAATTCATAAACAACTATGGACTGTTAGACACTGTGGTAGTAACTGGAGCAGAGTGCTTAAAAACACCGAGCGTTGAAGGGTATTATTGAAGCAAGACTAACAAGCACAGAGTGATGGCCTGTGTAAAATAAAAGCAGTCAACAACGATCCTGTAATCATTTCATGGGATGATTTCAGCAATTTAAACTACAGCTTAATCCTACAGAAGTTGGTCGGAAGACAGTGGCAACACTCTTGGGTTCTTAGAAAACTAAGCGATGATGGAATAGTTGACAGAATGGAAAGACATTCTATGTTTCTAGTGACAGACACAAGTACTAGATAGTCAACATGAATTGTTGATAGGGTCTGGGTGCTATGATTGGCCAGACCAGAAAATAAACAAATTAGCACGAACATCCCGTTAACCCAAAATCAATTTACATTATATCAAAACAGTGATATAATTCTTTTTTAGGATGCTTTCAGCAACTTTAATTTCAACGATAAATGAAACCAAAGCGCATCCTGTTGCATAACACACACAAGGAAGGAGTACACTATGTCAACATTTGTAGAAGCAGTAGCAAACCAAGAAGCCCGTACCACTAACGGTATGAAGGCACGTAAGTCAACCGCAAATGCTTGCGTTGACTTGTTCTATAACATCGGTGCAAGCCGTGGCAAGAACATCATACCCGCATTCACTGCGGCTTATGTTGAAAACTCTGACCTAGCATTACGTATTGTCCAATGGGCACGTGATGCACGTGGTGGATCCGGCGAACGTGAATTGTTCCGTCAAGTTCTAATTCACTTGGAATTAACTAACCCAGAAGACGCTAGCCGTCTATTGGTTAAGATTCCAGAATTAGGTCGTTACGATGATTTGTTAGTTTTTAAGACTAAGACTCTTAAGGAACAAGCATACACTATGTTAGGCGATGCATTGCGGGCACGTAATGGATTGGCTGCAAAGTGGACTCCTCGTAAGGGTGATGTTGCACGTGAAATCCGTGAATTCTTTGGAATGACTCCAAAGCAATATCGTAAGAGCCTAGTTGCACTAACCAATGTTGTTGAAACACAAATGTGTAGTAACGATTGGGATAACATCAACTACAACCATGTTCCTTCAGTGGCACATGCACGTTACAAGAAGGCATTTGGTCGTCATGGTACAACCTATGCTGAATACGTAACTAAGTTAGTTAAGGGCGAAGATGGTGCTAAGATTAACGCAGGCGCAGTGTTCCCATACGATGTGTTGAAGGGTGCTATCAACAAGTACGGTCGTGGTGCAATGACTAAGACTGAATTGGACGCAATGCAATCCCAATGGGATGCACTGCCAAACTTCATCGGTGACGCTAACGTATTGCCAATGGTTGATAGTTCAGGTTCTATGACTTGTAGTGCAGGTGGTTATGGTAGCAAGAGTACTTTGAGTTGTTTGAATGTTGCAATCTCATTGGGATTGTACTTTGCAGATAAGAACACTGGTAAGTTTAAGGACACGTTCCTAACTTTCAGTCGTACTCCAAAGCTGGTTACTCTACAGGGTAACATCAATCAAAAGATTGACCAAATGAACACTGGTGAAGTCGCTAACACTGACTTGAACAAGGCATTTGATTTGGTGCTTAAGACAGCAGTTGATAACAATGTTCCTCAAGCAGAAATGCCAGGTACTATCGTTATCTTCAGTGACATGCAATTTGATGCTGGAGTATCTCACGATGACTCCGCAATTGAAATGATTGCACGTAAGTACGAAGGTGCTGGTTACACAATCCCAAAGGTTGTGTTCTGGAACTTGAACGCCGCATACGGTAACAGTCCAGTTAAGTTTGACAAGAGTGGAGTTGCGCTAGTCTCAGGATTTAGCCCAGCAATTGCTCAAAGCATTCTGTCTGGTAACTTGGATGACTTCTCACCAGAAGCAATCATGTTGAAGACCGTTATGAAGGATCGTTACGATTTAGCGTAAGCTAAATAGTAGCAAAGCAGATGCCTGAGGGCATCTGTTTATATAAGTATACCATATCAGTACCCTGCCCGATAAGACAGGCTCTACTAAGCGAAAGAGATATTGTGTGCTTATATAAACACCCTAGATAAACATATCGCATATCATGGAGTTTACTAACTCCAAGTTCTTTATATATTAATACTTTTTAGCGCAACTAGGGTGTTCTTTTGCGCTTGACAATAAATCCCAAATCGTTTATAATACTATCAGGAGTTAAAAAATGCCTTGGATAGAAAATGTAGCCGCTAGTGACATGCCAATCAAGTTCCATCATGATGCTGGTGAGAACAGTATGTTGATAAGTATTGCTGATCCAGCAAGTTGGAGACCAACACCTGCACACAAGTTTAAGGAAATTCATAACTTTGAATTCTTAGACATTGAAAAAAATGACAAGTGTTTAGATGAATCTATGCGTTGTAGTCAGGAGCAAGCCAATGAGTTGGTAAGACTATTACAACATGCACTAGAAAACAGAATGAATGTTGTGGTTCATTGTTTTGCAGGTATATGTCGCAGTGGTGCAGTATGTGAATTAGGCGTGATGATGGGCTTTCAAGATACTGGAAGATTTCGTAGCCCTAACCTGCTAGTCAAGCATCGTATGATGAAGGCATTGGGTTGGACATATGATGAGAATGAAAAGCCAAACATTGATGATTGGCGTAACTTTAAGAATGATTTATAATGGAAAAATTAGTAGTTGATGGTAAGGTAGCAGTGTTGTATAGCCCTGGTTTTGGTGCTGGATGGTATACTTGGAATACTGAGTATCCTGAAATCTTATTTGATCCAGCTATCGTTAACATGGTGATAGAAAATCGGTTTGATGAATTAGAAACTTTTATGACACTAAAATATCCTAGCATATATTTGGGTGGGATGCGTGACTTAGAAGTTTTATGGATCAAAGAAGGTAGACTGTTTAGAATTGATGATTACGATGGTAACGAATCAATAGAATACAAAGATGAAGATGATGGTTGGTTTGTAGCGTAAAGGAAAATAATGTATAAGATAGAAGAAAAAGAATTTGCAACACTTGATTTGGCAATGTCACATGCTAAGGCATTGAATGTTTTTGTCACAATCAAGGGTACTGAGTTTGAGATTTGTGGTAAGTTTGGTGTTGATAGTGTTGCTGATGGTAAGTGCCCAGATGGTGTTGCTTACGATTGGAACAAGGCAAGTCGCATCGGACGAGTAAAGAAAGAACGAGTATGAAATTTGTATTGACAAGACAGCATTACGACATGAAACCAGATACTATTTGGTTTGATGCAGGTCCTGCTATCCCATCACTGTGGGAAGGTGAATCCAGAGTTGTAACTGCAATAGAAGGTGACAAAACTGAAGGATGTTTCAGAATCGTTCCAATAGATAAATTAAAAGTAATAGAAAGTACTACAACCCAAAGTTGACAATAAATTGTTTTGGGTATATAATACATGTATTGATTAAGGAGTTATTATGCCATCAGTATTTTTAGTAAGTGACACACATTTCGGACACATGGGTGTCTGTAAGTTCACCCGTGACGATGGCGTAACAAAATTGCGCCCCTGGACTGATCCAGATGAAATGGATGAGGCTATGGTTAAAGCATGGAACGAAACTGTCAAGCCTTCTGATAAAGTATATCACTTAGGTGATGTAGTTATCAATCGTAAAGCATTGAAGACCTTACATCGTTTGAATGGGGATAAGGTATTGATTCGTGGCAATCATGACATTTTCCGTGACGAGGAATATCGTGAACACTTTCGTGAATTGCGAGCTTATCATGTTATGAACGGTATGATATTGAGTCATATCCCTGTACATGAAGAAAGTTTGGGACGTTTTGGAGTCAACATTCATGGTCATTTGCACAGTAATCGTGTTAAGAAGCCTCGAGGGTATGACGTTAAGACCGGTACTATGTTGTACAGTGATGAAATTGATCCAAGATATCATTGCGTATGCGTAGAACAAACAGACTTTCGTCCTATCTTGTTTGAAGATGTAATGAAACGCATCAAAGACGAGGGCGGGGAAGTAGGATTTAAGCAAGGCAACGGACCTGCAATGTAATAGAACTTAAAGGGGCTTAGGCCCCTTTTTTTACGGCTATACAGGTCTTATTTATTTGTAAGGTAGCGTCCATTGTATCTAGTATTGTGACGGTTTTGTGATATACTAAATATGTTATGAGCAAAATTTTATTAACATTACTTTTCTTACCACTGTTTGCATTTGCAGAGGCTAACACAGTAGTTTACAATGTAACAAATGATACAGTGATTAGAGGTTCACTTGACCACGAACAAGTAAGCATTGCTAGCATTAGTAAATTAATGACTGTTTACACAGTCTTGAATGCAGACCAAGATTTGACTGAGAATCTACGTGTAGTTAGTCCTAGGACCACAAACACTAGGTTGGTTAAAGGCATGACATTGTCCAGACTTGAACTAATTGAACTATCACTTATCAGTAGTGATAACTTGGCATCTATTACCTTAGCAGAAAACTATCCCGGTGGTAAAGATATGTTTATTCACAAAATGAATGAGAATGCCAAAATTTTAAAAATGTATGATACGAAATTTGTAGATCCTACTGGATTAAGTTCGTTAAATTTTAGTAGCATCCGAGATATTGTAACATTAACTAAAACAGTAAGTCAATATGATATTGTTAAAACATCAGCAATGACCCCGGCAAGTTATGTTACTGCTACTAAAAATAGAAACGTCATTAAAAAGAAAAATAAAAAGAAACGTCACGTTAAACAACCTAAGAAGGCTAGTCAAAGTTCTACAGTAACTACAAGAATTCATACACATCCGACAAGCACGTATTTTGGTCATGAGGGTATATTTACAATAAAAACTGGATTCACTAATGCAGCCGGTTTTTGTATCACAATGTTAGTTGTTGCTAATGAACAAGTATATAATATAACTGTGCTAGGTGCCAAAACCAAAAAAGAACGACAACGGTATGTTGAAAAAAGTTTAAAAATAATCAATGCTTAACATAAGATATTTTTATCAAAACAACAAACGTAGTTATAAACATGAATCTATCATTGATTCATTTGCAGAAGCCATAAGCCAAGTAATTGAATTACCTCCTTTACTTGAAGTTTGTTTATATGACTTGGGTAAGAATGTTTATGGTGGGATTGATATGTTACGTATCAATAGAATAGGTATAAACTTAGATGTACCTTTAGATGAGTTACCAAAGATTCTTGCACATGAGTTAGTGCATGTACATCAAAAACACAAAGGCACACTTAAAATCAAACACAATGGCAACTGCTATTGGCATGGCATATTGATTACAACAAAACTCCCTGATGATATGCCTTATGAAGAATATATGAACCTTCCTTGGGAAATGGATGCTTACGATAAGCAAACAAAAGTACTACAACAGGCATTAGACATTCTTACAACAAGTAATTGACAATAAATCAGATTGGGTATACAATAGCATCTTATTC